ACACTACCTTCTTTACCTACTTGCTCCCAAGAGTCGTTATCGTAAAACTCTAGTTTGCTTAAAGAAGTATTGTATCTAATCTGTCCACTTACTGGATTTGTTGGTCTTTCAGCATTAGATCCTGTTGGTGTTCGTACTGCTGACTCTCCTGCTTTGAGTTCAGTATTTTTAATGTATCTGCCCATTATTAAATTCCTATTGAACTAACAGTAACCACACACGCTGAGTTAGCAGAACAGTTTGCACTTAAAAAGTCACCATCTGCTAGAATCAATTTCTCAGTATCAATAACATAAGTATCACCCTGAGTAACACTTAGGTTTTGATAAATCTGGTTTCCTACACCAACGGTACTACCACTTGGAACTGCATAGAGGTTAACTGTTTCTGTTCCTGTTGTACCTGCATTACAGATATAAATTGCTGTGATAGCACTAGCGGCAGAACTAACATAAATGTTTCCGTCTAGTGTGGTTAATAATGTATTTGCTATTGCCATTTTCTATTTCCTAGAGTATCAATGAAAACACTATTGCTTTCGATTTTGTTACTAATTCGTCTCCTGTTACAGAAGAATTTTGTATGTACAATCCACTGCCTGCTGAACCAGGTGCCGCTGAGTACATTACTACTGCATCTGCAACTGCTGATGGTGTACCTAAACTGTTATTAATTTGAACGTTGCCTTCTATAGGCACATTACCACTGGCCGCTAATATCGTTTGTCCGTTGACATCTAAGTTACCACCCAATTGTGGAGTGGTGTCGTCAACAACGTCAGTCATGTAACTACCACTGGCCGCCGCTGTTGCAATATTACCATAGGTTGCACCATCGTTGGTAATTTGCCATTTTTGAAATCCTTCATTCCAACGTAGTTGTACGTCAGTTTCATCACCACGTTCAACTTCTATACCAGCATTAAGAGTTGGTGCTCCTGTATGGCCAGCATTAAGTCTGATGATGTTATCAAAAATTTCAGTGTTGGTTGTTTCAACAGATGTTGTAGTTCCTGATACTGTTAAGTTTCCAGGAATCTTTACTTCGTTGGCATCCAGTATGATAGGGTTCCCGTTCAATGGATGTATCACATAAGATGCTGATGATAATTTTGTAATTGCCATATTAAATTCTTCCAGTTTCTATTATTTATGCCTCTTTAACAGATGCTATAAACAAAAAAATAGCACCCATTAAGAGTGCTACTTTCTTTAAACTAAACTGAATTAGTTAGTTATTGCTACTGATGTGTTAAGAACTGCTGAATCAGCCCATTTAACTTTGGCATCAGTCTCAAACTCTGTGCCAGTTGCACGAAGAAGAACTACTGTACGGTTTGTTAATTTCTTAACGTAGTATGTACCGCCTGCTGAGTCAGTGGCAGTGATGTTCATTTGGCCTTCGGTTGGTATTGCCGCGGCAACTAATACGCATTCACCTGTACCTTGTGCTGTTGTAACACGATAGGTTTTTGAACCTTTTTGTGCAACAATGTCACCTGCCACTGCTGATGAACCACCTGGTACGTATGCTGAAATAGCAATAGCGTTTGTTGTGCTAGTTGTTAATACACCTGTGAGTGTTAATGTACCTTGTGTACCTGTGTCTGCTGTAATTGTTGGTGCTGATGTATAGCCTGTACCTGCTGTACTAACTACTACCCCATCAATAACACCTGCTGTAGCAGTAACAGTAGCAACTGCTTGTGTACCACCTGGTAAGTCTGGTGCTGAAATTGTTAAAGCGTCACCTGTTGTATAACCTGTTGAGTTGTTAGTACCACCAAGTGTTACTGATGCTAAACCTTCACCACCTAAACCGTCTGAATTACGGTTACCAATGAATAATTTTTTAATTGGACGTCCCATTTGTTTTCTCCTTTGATTAAATTGGCGTTCTAGGCCTACGCAGTGGGTACTGCATAAACTCTCTTTCGAGCGAACATTATTATTTATACTCTTATTACTTCAGGAGTTATCAGAAGTTATAACCAAAAAAAAGCACCCCGTAGGGTGCTTTTTAATTTCAAATACCAATAATATCTTACTGGAATGAAAGATTACTTACACCAACTTCTTCTAAGTAATCAGCCGCATTACCAAGTGATGATGCAGTGTTTGATAACTCTACATAACCATATCTTGTCATGAAACCAACTACTGGTTCGAATGTTGATGGGTCAAGTACAACACCACTACTCATTAATGGAATATATGGGCAGTAGAATGCGGCCGCGTCAGCCTCACTTGAACCTTTGTAACCAACTAAAACTGCTTGTGTATCACTTGCATAACCGTCAACATAAACACGCATAGCACCGTTTAATGTACCAACGTATTTTGTGTTTGTAGGTGCTTCAAATGTACCTTCTGTACTACGTGCAAAAGCAGAAGTAGTTGCAGATTGTAACACTGTTAAAGCCGCAGGTGAAACAACAGCCCAGTTACCAGCACCGCGACGTGTACGTTGAGCGATTAAGTTTGCCGCACGGTTAATTGTAACCGCTAATGCCGCATGTTCGTCACCAACGAATGTTGCTGTACCTGATACTGTACTTTGGTTGTATGAATATGTTGAACCTGATAAACTTCTTAATGAAGCAAGAATTTCTTGATCAATTTCAACTGTAATTTCTTGTGCTAAAGCCGCCATGATTTCAGCCTCAACATCTAAACCGTGCATAGACTGTGCGTCTTGTGCCGCTTCAAATGTCCAACGTGCTGATAACTTACGTGTTTTAGCCTCAACTACTTGTTTAAGGATTTGAACGTTAATTTTCTTACCTGGGTTACCTTCAAGTGTTGAAGTAGAAGCCGCTAAACCAGCAGTTCCGTCACCTGAGTAAGCCGCGCCTACCTTAAATGGTGATAATGCTTCATCACCAGCAGTTACGTCGTTTGCAGTACCTGTTGCATTGTTTGTTTCAGCATATCTTACACGTAGTGTATGAATCTGTGCAACTGGTCCAGTCATTGGTTGAACACCTACTAATTCGTTAGCGATAACAGTAGGCATAACACGTCTGATTACTGGAAGAATAACACGGTTAAGTGTAGCAACGTTAGTACTACTTGTTGCGCCACTTGTTGCGTTCTCAGCCAAGTGTTTCTTAGTGTTTTCTAATATAACAGCCATTGTTGTTCTACGTGAACCTTGTAAGCCTTCTAACAGGGCGTCCTTGGTTTCGTTCCAACGGCCTTCTAATAGTTGGGTTGTCATTTCTCTATTTTCCTTTTAATTAAAAGTTACTACTTCAGCCCTGCTAAACGTTTTAACTCGACAACATTGTTGTCTTCTGGTGTTTCAACGTCTGACTTAGCAGATTCTTTGTTACCAGTTACTTCTTTACCTTCTGCTAAAACAGACTTTTCGGCCTTAGTTTTAGTAGAGTTGTTAAGAACTGCTGGCAAATATTTGTCGTATGCAGATCTGAGTTTACCAGTCTGTACACTTTCGAGTAAGTCTGACATTACTGCCGCTTTCTCTTTGTTTAACGTACCAAGTAATTCATTAAGTGTGTCCTTGCGTTCACTACTTTCCTTGATCACTTGAATTTCACGTTCCTTAGATTCAACTAAAGAAGTTGTTTCTTCGAGTTGTTTTGCTTTTTCTGCAATCTCTGCTTCTTTAACAGCAAGGATGTCAGAAAGTTTTTTAAATTCTGCATTCTCATTTAAATGAGTACCTGCAAATTCGTTAGCAAACGCTTCAAAGATTCTACGTCCAAACATGTTCTCACGAGCAGTTTGAATGTCTTCTTTTAATTGAGTCAATTCTGACCCTAGATTTTCTGTTACTGTGTCTTTAACAAGTTTAGCACTGCGTTTAACAAATGCTTCTTTTAGTTCAGCAAGTTTAGTTTTTGCTTCTGCTACAAGTTTAACTTTTGTTTCAACTACTGCACGTTTATCTTGTTCAAACTCTTTAATTTCTTCTGCAAGAGCGTGGATTACAAATTTCTCTAGTTTAGCCATAGCCTCACCTTGAACTTTGCGATCTTTACGCAACTCATTGATCTCTTCAGCAAGTTTTGAAACAATAAATTGATCAAACTTTTCTGATTTTTCAACCATTTGTTGCTTGAATTTTACACGGTCTTCTGCAAGAGCCTGTTTCTCATCGGCGAACTCTTTAAGTTCAGCGGTGAGTGATTCAGTAACCATCTTGTCTAGAGCATCAACCATTACTTTCTTGTCATGATCGTAGCGACCAGCGAATTCATCACGCATTTCTGCACGAATCTCTTCTCTGGCTTCATTTAATTTAGATTCCCAAGCCTCATTGATTGCGGTTTGAGCCTCTTCATTAATGATTCCACTATCTAACAATGGTTTGATAGCATCTAACATTGTGATCTCCTATTTAATTTTAAGATCTTTGATTAAACGAGTTACCTCGTTTACCAAATACTTCTGCACTTTTTGATCAACACCGGCTTCGCGAGCCATTTCGAACATCTTAGCACCTCCACGCATATTCATCAGTCCTTCGTAAATCGCTGTTGGATACGCATTAGGGGCACTAGGCTGTGCCACTACATCTACTGTGACTATTTCAAAGTCACTAACTTTGCCGTCAGTTTCGTTGACATTACCACTGCCACGTGAACTAACACCTAGTTTCACACCACTCTCCAACATGGTCTTAACTAACGTACCCATTGGAGTTGGTAAAATCTTTAATTTGCCATAGCCGTTTGGTCCATCCATCCACATATCTGTAATCATGTGGCTAACACGGTCTAGGTTAATTTTCAAATCATCTGGGTGGTCTACTTCGCCTAAGACAGAGTAGCCACCGTTGATTTGTTCATTAAGTTGGGAAACAGCATCGGCAATTTCATTTACAGGATATACACGTTCATTGTGATTTTTAACACCACCTTGAATACATATACCTTTCATATATAAGTTCTTGCTTTTGCCGTCTTTACTATCTTCGGTTAAGATTTCCATCTTAGCCGCGTCAAAAGTCAAGTTCTCTTTTAAATATGATGCCATTGTGTTTTCCTAAATTATACTTTTTTAAGA